GTTTTGCTGTTGATTCTTATGGCGGTGGGTATTCAAGAGACTTCACTGTGGGAGTAGACGGTAATGTAAATGTCCTCACAGGCAACCTAGTTATAGCTACAGCAGGTAAAGGCATTGACTTTAGCGCGACAGCAGGGGCTGGAACAAGTGAGCTTCTTGACGATTATGAGGAGGGAACGTGGACTCCGAAAATAGAAGGAGACGGTACTACGGCATCCGGGCAGAGCTACACCACTAGCACAGCTAAATACACTAAAATAGGTAGTTTCGTTTTTTTAACCTGTGATGTTTCATTAAGCGCACTTGGAACTACCGCTGGATCTTACGCAGTAATTAAAGGCTTGCCGTTTTCAGTCATCACGAGCCACATGGGTGGAGGATCTGTTGGATACTACAATGGCATTACTAACAATTCTGGCGTTCTGACCTTTTATGCGAACGGAAACCAAGCGTACTTAATGACAGGAGGCGCAGGCTATGTTGCTAGGAGCGACCTCACTAACACTTCTAGGATTATCTGTACGATAATTTATCAAACAGGACAATAACAACATTACGCCTATATAGGACAAGCATAAAAAAGGGGCTCAAGGCCCCTTTTTCATTACTCTACTACTTCGCCTTCGGCGACACCGTTTTCATCATCCTCTAGCTCTGTTTTTAGCCTTTGGGTGAATCCTTCCGCAGCTACTTTGATCTGATCCAGTTTAGCAGAAGTCTCTGCTTCCTGTCTCTTGAGATCTTGTAGTTGGGCTACTATGTATCTTGCTGTATCTTCTAGATCTTCAATTACATAGTTCTTGTCGTCAAAGCTTAATGTTGGCTTATCTTGTACATCGGTCATTATAAGGTTCCTTATTTAAAAATGTCTTGCCAATTACCTGTAGTACTAGCGCGAGAGTACTCAGTGGCACGTTGTTCGAAAAAATTAGCGTGTTCTACGCCATTTAACATATAATCTAGCCAAGGCAGAGGATTATCTCCACTTGAAAAGATTTTCTTCATTCCCAGCCCTAATAGCCTTCGATCCGCAATATAACGAATATAGTCTTTTACTTGCTCAGGTGTTAGATCAGGCACTTCTGCGCCTCTAAAACACAAGTCAATAAAAGCATCTTCTAGCTCTACTGTTCGCTCTGCGGCACAATAGATCTCATACTTTAGATCATCATTCCATAGCTCTGGGTTCTCTTGAATAAAGGTTCTGAATAGCTGTGACATGCCTTCAACGTGCAACGTCTCGTCGCGTATCGACCATGTAACAATCTGTCCCATACCTTTCATCAAGTTGTGTCTAGGGAAGTTAAGCAAAATAGCAAAACTACTAAACAACTGTACACCTTCGGTAAATCCGGAAAAAACAGCCATTGTTTTTGCAATGTCCATTGGCGTATCCATTCCGAAATTAGCTAAGTGCTCATGCTTATCGAGCATTTCCTTGTGTTCAAAGAATTTCTGATACTCATCATTCCCAAACCCAAGTGTCTCTAAAAGCAACGAATATGCTTCCTGGTGTACTGCTTCCATAGCAGCAAACGCAGACAACATCATTCGTATCTCTGGCTGCTTAAATGTAGGAAGATAATGCTTTGCATATCCACAACATACATCTACGTCGGCCTGTGTAAAAAATCGGAATATGTTAGAAATAAGAGTCTTATTCCCTTCCGTCATTTTATCTTTATAATCTTTCAAATCATCCGCTAGATTTACTTCATCAGGAAGCCAATGCATATGCTGTTGAGCCTTATAATGCTCAAACGCCCACGGATAATTGAAAGGCTTGTAATACTCCCGTTCTTCTAATAAACTCATACTTAACCCTCACACGCCAGACAACCTTCGTCATCAATACTATCAAAAATATACTGTCTTAGTACTTCATCAGAGACATTTTCTGCTCTCTTCATTGCTTCACTTCGTAAATAATACAAAGTTTTTACCCCTCTTTTCCAGGCCATCATGTGAACAGCGTGAAGTTCTTGCTTAGAAATATTAGCAGGGAAAAATACGTTTAAAGATTGACTCTGGCATATAAACTCTTGCCTATCACCAGCCATTTCGATTACCCATCTCTGGTCAATCTCTACTGCCGTCTTAAATACATCTTTTGTCCACTGATCTAAAAATTCTAGATGTTGTACTGAACCGCCATTAGTGAGAATACTTTTCCACACATCGTCGGTGTCATACCCTAAATCTTGTAAAGTATCCTCTAAGTATTCGTTTTTGAGGAGACTAGAGCCGCTTTTAGTTTTCTGGGTAAAAGCATTAGCACGGTAAGGCTCAATTGAAGGAGAAGTATTACCGCAGATAATACTAGAACTGGCATTAGGAGCGATAGCAAGAAGATGAGCGTTACGCACACCGTAGCCTTCTCCATCAGGGCATTCACCTCGTTCTGTTGCGAGCTGTCTGGTAGCTCTAACAGCCTCTCCTTTAATCCTTCCGAACATCTGCAAATTTCGTCCTTTAGCCATTGCAGATTCAAACGGGATACTATGTCTTTGTAAGTACGCATGGAAACCCATTGCTCCTAATCCGAGACTTCTTTCTCTCATAGCACTATAACTAGCTCTTGAGAGCTGATCCGGTGCATTATTAATAAAAAACTCAATTACATTATCAAGCATTCTTACTAAATCAGGTATAAAGTCATCATTGTCTTTCCACCCATCGTACTCTTCCAAATTGACGCTCGACAGGCAACACACTGCTGTTCTATCTTTGTCTGTAGCGAGAGTAATCTCACTACAGAGGTTAGAGTGATGAACCGTTAGTCCTAAGTTTTGTTGAAACTCGGGTACTGCCTCTTGAACAGTGTCCTTAAACATAATGTAAGGTTCGCCGGTTTCAACACGATTTTGGATAAGTTTTACCCAAAGCGTTTTAGCTGAAACAGTCTTTTTAACCTCTCTTGAGTGTGGGTCAATAAGATCCCAACTATCGTCAAATCCTTCTAACTTTGTAGCCTTTTCTATAAGTTCCATGAACTCATCAGACAAAAGCACGCCGTGATGAAGATTAGTTGACTTTCTGTTAACATCACCGCCTGTAGGCTTGCGAACGTCCAAAAACTCTTCCACTTCTGGATGAGATATATCAAGATATGCTGCATAGCTGCCTCTTCTAGTTACGCCTTGTGAGAATGCTAACATTTCCGCGTCTACGACTTTTAGAAATGGTATCACTCCCGTACTTTCGGAGCCATTGCTCGTTGTCGAGCCTACACTCCGAACTTCGTTCCAACATCCTCCGACCCCGCCGCCGACTGACGACAAGTAAGCATTTTCTGTGTAGTGATTAGTAATCCCTTCACGGCTATCTTCCACATAGTTCAGAAAACAACTAATCGGCATTCCTCTTTTAGTGCCGCCATTCGATAAAATTGGCGTAGAGAACATAAACCATAGCTTACTAGCATAGTCATACAATCTTTGTGCGTGTGCATCATCATCTGCAAACGCTTTCGCCGCTCTTGCGAAGGCTTCCTGCGGTGAGGTTTCACCGTCTACAAAATACCTGTCTTCTAAAGTTTTTATACTAAACTCAGATAGATACTTATCCCTTTTATAATTAATGTCCACCCATTAAACTCCTTATAGCTGAGATATTATCAGCTCCTATTGCGTCATCACAATATGTTATTAAATCCATCAATTCGTAGTTTTGTAAAATCTGTTCCGAGTTTTCATTTAACGACTGAATATACTTATACTTACCTACTAGCGGTGCTGCATCGTATATGCTCAGTGCATCTCCATACTGTTTTATCAAATCAAACGCTCTTTTAGGGCCAATACCAGGAATACCTGGAACGTTATCACCCTTATCTCCTGTCAAACACTTTAAGGAAATGTACTCTTCTGGAGTTACCTCATAGTGGTCATGCCAGTTTTCTAGTGTTACTTCCTTACGTGTTACATAAGAGAATCTACCTACATTTTCTTGTATCAGCAGATCCCAGTCTCGGTCACTAGAAATCATCCAAACATCTTCTAATCCATACTCAGCTTTATCTTTTACTAGGTGTGCTGCGATATCGTCAGCCTCTACACCTTTGAACCTAAGTATTGGGTATCCTTCTTTTTTTAAGACTTCTAGTGAAGCCTCGTACTCTGAAAAGAACTCTTCGAAGGCCATCTTTTCTTCTTCGGATTGGTCAGCGAATTTATCTTTTCTATTCTGTTTATACTCAGCATTAATATTGCGTCTATAAGAAGAAGAGCCCCAATCTGCTGTAATTACTATTCTACCACAGCCATAAGACTTTGCTAGCGATTCTACAGTTTTTTGGTACTCATACCTGAAATCTGTACGTCCTTGATGTTTCCATCTAAACGCCAAGTTTAAGGCATCTACTATTAGTGTTGTGTTTGGACTACTATTATTTACTTTCTCTGCAAAATTAAACGCCATTTATCCATCTCACTTGTTCATTTTTTAACCAATCTTCGGCAAGTAAAGCATAACAGTCTAGAAAACTAATGTACATCCACTTCTCGCAAACATCTGGCATATCTTCAGTTACTACAAATACTGGTGATCTATTGTATTTGAAGAATAGCAAAGGTTCTTGCTTTCCACCTGCTGCTTGTATGATAAGTTTTTTCCACCAAGTTATTAGATTATTAGTCTTTTCTTGCGTAAAAATTCTATCCGTTAAGGGAGATTCTGCATAGTTTTTTACTTCTATGCAGAATCTATTTTTCTCGTGGGGTACATATAAGTCTCCCTTTAAATATTCTAAAGCTCCCGAGTTTGGAACTCTCTCAAACTGCATACCGGTACTCTCTCGTAACATATCTCTAACGAGATACTCACCTCTAGCACCTTTTGCTCGTGAATCTACCATTACTTATCCAATGCACTTATATTGCCTTGTTTTACTACTTCAATCTTTTCTAGCAAAGGATGTGTCCATCCATGAGATACGGCATAAGTATTCAAGTCTTCTGCTAACAGAACCTCTACTAACTTCTCTCTACCTGCATCATCTAGCACACTTATAACTTCGTCTAAGAATAATATATTGATTCTAGACTTAGATATGCTACTCATAAGTTTACGAATAGCAATTAGTGTAGCAGTATTTACTCTAGCAAGCTCTCCAGAAGAGAGTGCTAGAATGTCTACTATGACCTCATTATCAGTAATCTGTACATTCAACTTATCGTTGGATACAATGAACTGTAGTGTAAAACGACCATCTGAAAGCTCAGCAAGGTACTGGTTTGTAAGCTCTTCTAGTTCTTTTACTAGATTTTCTATCTTATAAGCTAATAGTCCATTAGTACTAAAAGCTTTTTTCAATACATCTAGGTTAGAGTCTAGTTGTGCTTGTTGTGCCAACACTGCTTTTGCCTTATTTAACTTCTCTATAAACCCATCAGTCTGGGCTTGAATTATTTCTATACGAGTATTAGACCTGGTTCTAGCTTCGTTCTCTTTTGCGATCTTAGCCAACTCTATCTTTGCTGCTCTTAATTTAGTTTCAAGTTCTACTAAGTTATCGGCCAGCGCTTCTTTGTCTAGTATTTGACTAGGTAAATCACTGTCTATTCCTCTGTATAGGTCTTCCCACTCTTTTTCTGCTTTGGATAAATTAGCCCTAGCATTATTATTTCTTTTTATCTGTCGTATCATATCTTCGTTAAAGTCTTTGTCATCGTCTAACTTAGATAGCTTATTTCTCTCTAGCAGTACTAAGTCATTCTTAAACTCTGCATCAATATCTTGTTCACAAGTGGGACACTTATCCCCTAGTCGTAACAGCTTATCTAGCATATCGTTAGCTGATCTTACACCAGCATTTAACTGTCCTAGATCACTCTGATACTTATCATACGATTCCGAAGGAGGAAGTTGCTGTAAAGCACTCTGTACCTGGTTGATATCTATACTAGACAGCATATCTTTATATTGATTATTTTGTAAGATTTTTTTATTTTTTTCGGAGATATTTTCCAACTCTACTGAAAGAGAACGGAAAGACTTCTCATCATCATCCGTGTTTATATCTAAATCTAACATGGGCAGTACTATCGTACTCTCCAATTTATTGTTTGATAACCATTTTTCAATCGTTGTTGCTTCTGTACTCAACTCCGTTATTCTAGTAGCAGACTCTCTTGAGGCTTCTTTGAATATCTCAAAAAGCTCTACATAAGCATCTAAGTGAAGAAGGTCAATTAAGAACTTCTTCCTATTAGTATCCGTAGCAGTAAGAAACTGCAAACTAGCGTTTGTGTTCTGGTACACCAACTGTGAGAAAGTTTTAAAGTCAATACCTATGACATTCTGTAGAGTTTTATAGGTGTTAGTAGCTGTGTGGCTGGATATATCCTCACCATCTTTCTTTAATACTACTTTAATACCGCTCTTTCTATCTACAGCAACTTCATAAGTGCTGCCATCCTTCTCGAAAAGCAAATATATGCTATACCCATCATTAACATAACGATTAGGAATATCTGCTTTTTTAATGCCTTTTGAGTTCTTGTTATACAGAACTTCTTCTATAACTAGAGGTATAGACGACTTACCCATCCCATTTGAACCAATGATTTGAGTTACTGTGTTCTCGTTTAAGTCTAACTCGTTATCAGGCCCGTAACTAAAACAGTTACTCCACTTGAGCTTTTTGAGAGTGATCATTGTATGTTCCTATAATGTTGCTGACTTCGTCGTCTGGTATTGCTAGATAGTGGCTTAGATACTCTACTAACTCTTCTTCTATGGTCATATCTTTGTCTAAGACTAAAGATACCTCTGAGTTTCTCTTTATTACTTTCTTGTCAAGTAATTCAGAGTTTTCTACTGAGGCCAGTTCTTGAATGTCGCCCTCTATTTCATAAATAGTGTGATGATATTCAGTAGCAACCATATCCTTTGGATCTGTTACAGTTTTTCTAATGAGCTGTGGTAGATCAAACGGCTCCCATACCCAACTCCAAGTCTTTTCATTGATAAATAAACAGCCTGTCGATACCTCTTTTCTGTGAAAGGAGGTTGTCATAGGACTGCCTGGGTACACTATGTTTCTCTGCGTGTTACTATGAGCATGCAAATCTCCTGCAAATACTACAGGGAACTCTGCAAACCTATCTAGCTCTGTCTCCGGCTTTACATGAGGAGGTATTTCGCCTCGTACATGAGTGAATAGCGGTTGAGATGTGTCAAAGTGTTCTATGCTGCCTTCTCTATGTAAATCCGCGTAGGGTAGAATACCAAAACCTACGTCAGTATCAATATATGACATATCAACTATATGTATAAGCGGGTTAATATCTCTACTAACCTGCTTTAGTTGACTGAAGAAAGTCTTATGCTTCTTTGTCGCTTCATGATTACCGTCGTAGATGATGGTAGGAACTCTAACATTTCTAATAAAAGAAAAGTAGAGTTCCAGCTCTTCCATACTAGGCAGACGATCAAACAAGTCACCACCAATAATGTGGCTATCACACTGTTTGCAATAGCTGTGTACTTGGTCGAAAAACATATTGTAACGCTTTAAGGCCCACTCTCTTGGAACATTCTTCTGTCCCAGCTTAATGTGCCAGTCTGCCGTAAATAGGATCATACTATCTTGAACTCATCTTCAATGCTTTCATCAATTTCTGAAGTCTCACCAGCGTTATCGCGTAAACGATCTAACAACTCTTTCTGAGCATCAGGCGTAGGACGAGACATTACTTCATCCATAGACTTAATAGTTGTGAACACTTCCATCTCTGCATCAGACAAAGCACGAGGCTTGCACTTGAGAGCTTGGAGTTGGTACTCTACATTATAAGGCAGAGGGCCAGTCTTTACACGCTTGAATTGAACATCCCAGCCTGTACTTGGATCTGTTGGGTCGCCTAAGTCTTCTGCAGCAGTAATGATCTGCTCCCA